ACGCCACGCTGCAACACCCCGAGGGTGTGTCGGCAACCAAGTTGGCGGCGTTGATCTGGCAGGCGACGAAGGCCGAGATGCTGCTGGCGTTGGCCCGCAAGTACGACCGCTCGCAGGATGACGCCGAACTCAAGTTGTTCCCGAAGATCGTGGGCCGCTGGCGGAAGGCCACGCCCAAGCAGGTTCTCGCCTGCAAGAAGATGGCCGACAAGGTTCCCGAGGTTGCCGGGCCTATCAGCGACATCAACCGCAAGTTCCGCGCGGCGTCGATGCTGATGTGGGCGGTGTCAACGACGCTGGTGTTCAAGCCCGACCCGGAGGGCAAGGACGTTCAGGCGTTCCGCATTGGCATCCGGCCCGGCGAGAAGAAGCAGCGAGTGGTGTGGATGGATTACCAGTTGCAGGCGATGGTTCATGCGTGCCTGCAACACGACGCGAGCCTGCACGCCAAGAACCTCCCGATGGTGGCTGAGCCGATTGAGTGGGGCCTACGCAAGCGGGGCGGTCGGTACACGATCCGCAAGCCGCTGGTGGTGCGGGCGACGAAGAAGCAACGCCAGCACATGCGAGACAACGACATGCCCACGTTCTACCGGGGCATCAACTGGATCGCCAACACCAAGTTCTCGATCAACAAGCCGATCATGCAGGTCATCGAGGAGGTGTGGCGCGGCGGTCGCGACATGCTTGAGATTCCGGCAACGAAGCCGCTTGAGAAGGAGGACATGCCCCGCGCGTCGGCGGAAGTTGTGGCCGACAAGGATGCGTTCATGGTCCACAAGCGGAACGTGGCGTTGCTCTACAAAGACAGCCAGGGCCGCAAGGGTCAGCGTTCAATCTTCTCGGGCGCGTTGAACATCACCAAGGCGTACGAAGACGAAGCCGAGTTTCACTTCGATCAGTTCTGCGACTTCCGTGGCCGGGTCTACCCGCGCGGCGACTACCTCAACTACACGAACGAGAAGTGGGCGCGGGCGATGTTGCAGTTCGCCAAGCCAGTTGAACCCGGCGAGCATGGCCGCAGGGCCGCTCGAATCTGGGCGGCCAACTGCTACGGCGTGGACAAGGTTTCGTTCGCGGATCGAGAGCGGTGGACGCTGGACCACTCCCGCGAGATTGCCCGGTGTGCGGCTATGGGACTGGACGAGGACTTCTGGCAGAAGGCAGACAGCCCGTGGGAGTTCCTTGCCGCGTGCCACGCTTTGACCGACGATCAGCAGTTGGCCCGGCTGCCGATTGGACGGGACGGGACAGCCAACGGCTTGCAGCACTTGGCAGCAATGACGCGGGACGAAACGCTCGCGCCGCTGGTGAACCTCACGGCGGGCGACGCCCCGGCAGACTTGTATACCGTGTGCTTACGCGAGGTCGAGAAACTGCTGAAAGAAGCGGGCGATATCCACGTCAACAAGTGGGTGTACGCCAAGCGTGGGCACAAGAAGAAGGTCCAGTATTCGGTCTACGTCAAGGACGTTCTTCCGTGGGTGAAGCGGTCGGTGTGCAAGCAGACGTTCCTCGCGTTCGCGTACGGCGTCACGCTGTCGGGTGCGATCTATCAGGTCCACTCGAAGATGCTCAAGGACGGCGCGGAGGACTGCGACGACACCCACCGCATTGCGATGACGCTGGCCCGCGCGTGCATCCAGGCGATTGAGAACATTGCCAAGCGACCGGCGGCGGCGATGAAGTGGATGCAGGAGTGCGCCCGGCTGGTGTGCAATTCCGGCGACAAGAAAACCGCGATGTCGTGGATCAACGGCGTCAACTTTCTCGTCGAGCAGCCTTACCGCAAGAAGTGGAAGGGCCGCATCCAGACCATCGTGGGCGAGACACACGTTCAGGCCGAGTTCGATTCGTACGAAGTGGCGGTCGGGCGTCAGGTTCGGGGCATCGCCCCCAACGTGGTTCACTCGTTCGATCAAGAACACCTGATGCGAACGGCGTGCATGATGCTGCGGCGCGGGTACGAGATGTTCGCCCAGCACGACCAATACAACTGTCACGCTGGGCACGTCGCGTACATGCACCGCGAGGCCATCGACCAACTGGCGGGGATGTACGAAGGCGTGAACCGGCTGGCCATGCTGCACGAGTATTGGTCCAAACTGGTGCCGGGGTTGGAGTTGCCGCAACCCCCAGAACTCGGGAGCTTTGACCCGGCGAGCATCCGGGAAAGCACGTACGCCTTCCACTAGTGAGATTGGATTCTCAACTGCAATTGAGACTCATTCTCAATTGCGCCGCCAAAGCGAGGTTATGGGGTTATGGACAGGGTTTTGTGGTTTGGGACCGTAGGCGGGGTATACCTCGGGCACGTCGTCATCGTAAGGGGCGACTGTGCAATGCTTTCCGGTCCAGACGCCCGTTGGGTTCGGTTATCGGCCTTGCTTCGGGTGATTGGCGAGCCTACTGGCATCGCCAATATCGGACCATCATGGCCCGACATATCCCCCAGTCGTGGGGAATCGTGCGTCGCGTCGGTGCGTCGCGTGTTATCGGCACATGGGATGCGTGCGCCGTGGTGGGCGGTGACGCCGCGTTTGATCTTTGGATGGGTGAAGGACCATGAACACGAACTTTCGAGCATGGATGGAGTTATCGGAATCGAAGCGGCGGGAACTGTGGGAAGAGATTGATCGGGCCGTTTCCGAACATGATCCCCGCACTATGCCCAACGACGCCGCTGTGCTGTTCGGCAATCTGGGGAGGCGGTCGCTAGTCAAGGATGGCTACGGCTGGTTTCTGGACACCAAGCCCGCCACCGACGCACCAGAGGGGTACAAGAGAATCGAAGAATGAACCTGTTCAACCCGCCCGGCATTCCCGAAGTGGCTCCACCGCCACGGGCGGAAGACCCGGCAGAAGTGTTCAGGCGGGCGGTGCGTCGGGCATCCGCCGCAAGGTCCACTGCTGGCACGAATCAATCACTCACGATTGACCCCGCGACCGGCATCTCCCAACAGAACGCGCTCGCGTCCGCTGGCAACGCATTGCCCGCGCAGGTGGTCACGCCGCCCACGATTTCGACCCAGATGTTCCCAAGGTGAAAACACAAATTCAGGGCCGGTTTAGCGACTACGACGCTGACCGGCAGGTGTATCTACGCCGCTGCCGCGCGCTGGCGAGAGCCACCGACTACACGTTGCTGCCGCCGCGAGAGGAAACGCGGGCGACGGAGCAGTACGTTCGCCAGTACCAGAGCGTCGGGCCGCAAGCCCTGAACCTGCTGGAAAGCCAATTCTTCTTCGCGGCCTACACGCCAGGCCTCCCGTGGTTTGCTACGCCACTGTCGGCGAACATCCTCTACAACCCCGCCATCCCGACCGAGATGAAGCAGGGGGCCGGGACGCTGGCGACGATGCGCGACTTGACGACGCTCGCGGCGATGGAACACACCAGCCCGAACGGGTCGCTTGGGTTCTACGAAGGCCAGCGACAACTGATCCGGTCGGTCCTCGCGTTCGGCTCGGGCCTGCAACTGATCTACGACGATCAATCCACGCAGAACTTCCGGCTCGACCAGTTCGTGACGCAGCGCGACTGCAAGGGTTCGCCGGTCGAACACGTCACCAAAGAGTGCGTTGACCCGCTCACGCTGACGGACGAGCAGATCGAGAACGTCGGGCTGAATCGCAAGGAACTGGCGGGCCAACCCCGCAAGACGCGACAGAAAGACCTCTACACGCTCTGCGAGTACGACCCCCGCACGGGCGAATGGGTCACGACGCAAGAGATCAACGGCAACCAACTGCAAGAGGCTCGCCGCGAGAAGATTTGCCGGTATATAGCCCCGGCTATACGCCTCTCTTCCGGCGACCACTACGGCACTTCGCCCCTCTCTGCCCACCTTGCAAGCCTTGCGGCCCTCGATGAACTCGGGCTGCGGCTTCTCGAAATCGCTCGCATGGTGTCCAACGTCAAGTGGGCTGTGAACCACGGTTCGCCCACTGACCCGGAACATCTCAAGTGGCCGTCGGGCTACGCGATGCGGGCGAGTGTGGTGGGCGGGGTGGTGGGCGACGTTGCCGCGTTGTACGCGAATCCTGGCAGTTCGCCCGGCGTGGTGCAATCGGCTATCGCAGCGACCGAACAGCGGGTGGCCGAGAGCCTTGGCATCATCGCAGCATCGCTCCCCAACGTGGACCGCGTGACGGCCTTGCAGGTCGAGCGCGTGAGCAGCCAGTTGGAGCAGATGCTTGGCGGGGCATTGTCATCGTTCCAAGCGACCACGCAGCCGCATCAGATCGCGGTTGTGATGCACGAC